TGAAAGTGAAATGGAAAAACCCGAACGGAACTGAGTTCCGCTCGGGCTAAGTTACTACTTGCCTGCTGGTACAGCGAACTTCACACCCTTGCAATGCTTGGTAGCCCATGCCTGCAGTTCAACGCATGCTGGTTTGTTGCCCACTTTGTAAAATGCGTTGTACATGCGTTGACCGGCATCCTGGACAATTGCGGAAATAGACCGCTTGCCCTTAGGTTTGGACTGCCGATTGTTCGGGTCCTTCTCAACATGCTTGCCTGCCGCTTCATCAGCGCACCAAGCGATGTACTTATTGAAGCGAGACTTGGCGTTGTCTGCTTCACGCTTGACTGCATCAGTCTGAGACGCATCAACCGCTTCAGACTTGATCTCGCCCCTAGCCGCATTGATACTCACATTCACACCCAAGGACTTGCTCTCGAAGTGTGCCTTGTAGAAAATCACACGGGGTTGATTGACGATCGACTTATCGGCATCGTAGAACTTGTTGCCGTAAGACTGCTTGCAGTCTGCCATGAACGCCCTGCGTGATGCACTAACCGCATCACCAGCAACATCTTCTGCGTTGTGAGCGTTGACCAGAGCGAGCGCCTTTGCATATAACTGCTTGGTGCGCTCTGCTGTAGCGTTGACTGCTTTGGGCAACCGCTTGATGGCGGGCTTCTTTACTGCTTTGCTTGCTTTGGCGTTAGCCATGATTGACATCTCCTGTAAACAAGTTGAGAAGCGAACGGAACTCGGTTCCGCTCACGGGAGCAATCAGAACGACTGCTCTTACCCTATGTAAAATAACTACCCCAAACGCACCTCAAGTACTTGCCCCAGCCGACCCCTACCCCGTGGGGGAGTCCGACTCTAAGCGCTTGCTAGGGTCCCATCGCTGTACACAGTAATCCGCACAAACAATCCCAGTTTTTTGAGGTTGTACAAATTTTTAGCTAACCGTTTTAAATATGTATCTCACCAATTTCTTGCCACGTACCCCCCACCCCCTAATCCTGCAGACCCACCCCCTTCGTTTATTGGGTCCCCTTGGTCGGCCCGGGGGATATATAAAAAAGTTAGCGAAGTTATCAGCACGACATAAATAAGACAGAAAGGAGGTGCTTATGAAACGGTTCAGATTCGTGCTGATACTACGCTTTTGGTGGCGTTGATTTAGACACTTGACTTTTTGACACTTTTATGGGTACAGTCCGCACCATGCTGATTTTGACACCGGACCTAGAAATCCCCCTGATCGACGAACACGATCAGGCCTTCGATAAATTGACACTTCGTGAGCGTGCCGAGGTAGCCTGTAGGACTATTGAGATCCTCAGTGCGGCAGGTGCAGACTTCACGGGGGAGGAGCCGCAGGACATGGCAGTAGCCCGGGATATTATTCGGGGCGAAGAAAGTCTGACTACAAAGACTGTCCAGCAGAGTCCGGGTGCCTTGGCTCATGTGCGGCGCTTGTTGTCTAAATACGAAGAACAGGTTGTGGTCGAGGCGGCAGCACTTCGTAACTTCATCACCAACAAATTAATTATTGAGTCTGATGACAAAGACCCGAGGATACGGATCAAAGCACTAGAACTGCTTGGCAAGATTAGTGACGTGGGACTCTTTACTGAGAAGTCTGAGATTACATATAAGAACAAGTCCGACGAAGAACTTGATAAAACTCTCGAGGCTAAGATTCAAGAGATCCTCAATAAGAACACGATCGACGTAACTCCGGAGGATGTGTTTGGAAGCCCAAAGGAACGAAGCCCCTTCATCAAGCCTGAACCTGAGCAATCTCAGTAGGTTTGAAAAAGAAAAACTTCTGGAGGTGCTTATTGAGAAGGAGCGCCGACGGACGACTGCTGCCTGTAAGACTGACTTCCTTGAGTACGTCAAACACATGTGGCCCGCATTTATATCTGGGCGCCATCACCGCATCATGGCAGATGCGTTCAACAAGGTGATGAGGGGAGAACTCAAGCGTGTCATTATCAATATGCCACCGAGACATACTAAGTCCGAGTTCGCTTCGTATTTATTTCCGTCGTGGTTTTTAGGAAATATGCCACATAAAAAAGTTATTCAGACCTCTCACACGGCGGAACTTGCCACGGGCTTTGGTCGCAAGGTCAGAAACCTTGTGGACAGAGAAGAGTACAAAAAGATTTTTGAAGACGTTGAACTCCAAGCCGATAGCAAGGCTGCAGGTCGGTGGAACACAAGTTACGGCGGTGAATATTTTGCTATTGGTGTGGGCGGTGCTGTTACGGGTAAAGGTGCCGACATTCTTATCATCGACGACCCACACTCTGAACAAGAAGCCGTGCAAGCGGAAACCAATCCTGAGATATACGACAAGACTTATGAGTGGTACACCTCAGGCCCAAGACAACGTCTACAACCGGGTGGTGCGATCGTTATAGTTATGACCAGATGGTCAAAACGAGACTTGACGGCGCAAGTATTAAAGTCAAGCCTGCAGAGAAACGGCGAGACGTGGGAGGTAATTAACTTCCCGGCGATCATGCCAAGCGGCAAACCACTGTGGCCTGAGTTCTGGCCCCTAGAAGAACTAGAGGTACTGAAAGAACAACTGCCCGTTCACAAGTGGCAGGCTCAGTACATGCAGGACCCGACAAGTGCCGAGGGTGCGCTCATTAAACGTGAATGGTGGAGAGAATGGCAGAAAGAATCTGCGCCGTCTTGCGACTTTATTATTCAGTCTTGGGACACGGCATATACTAAAACTACACGCTCTGACTATAGTGCGTGTACAACATGGGGTGTCTTCTATCAAGAGGACGAGGACACTGGGTATAAGAAGCCAAACATAATCTTGCTAAATGCGTTCAAGGAGCGCATGGAGTTTCCGGAACTTAAACAGAAAGCGCTGGAGGAGTATCAGTATTGGAAGCCCGACGCTTGTATTGTGGAGGCCAAGGCGGCTGGTGCGCCTCTTATATTTGAGTTACGCAAGATGGGGGTGCTCGTCTCGGAGTACACACCCTCACGAGGCAACGACAAGATTGCTCGGGTAAATGCGGTAGCAGATCTGTTCGCCTCTGGGGTAGTCTGGGCACCGGCGACACGCTGGGCTGAGGAGGTGATCGAGGAGTTTGCTGCGTTCCCGGCAGGTGAGCATGACGACCTAGTGGACTCAAGTACGCAGGCGCTACTGAGATTTAGGCAGGGCGGGTTTATTTCACTTGACAGCGATGAGGCTGACGCTCCGTTCGACGCTAGGCCGAGGGCGTACTACTGATGAGGTGGGTACAGATAACGGGGGTCTTGAGAAAAGATGCGTTTGACGACCGCAGTTTTGTGCGGCGCTTAAAAGACTATCTGCTGTGGCGATGGTACAGCGCTATACGTGCGGTTAAAAATCCAGCAAAATGGTGGAGGCGGCGCCAGCGAGTGCGCCAGATTAACCAGTATTTATTGAATGAGGTTAAAAAATATGCCAAGTGATCTCGACCCACAGACTATAAAAGCACTTCAGAGTGTGCGTGTAATACCCAGCCTATTACGTAAAACGCCTGTTCCACAAGATGCACCGGTGACAGCCACGGCTGGCATACCTGGGCTAAAGATGTATGAAGACCCGCTACTGCGTGATACAGAAACTGGGGGATATGTGATCCCTCGCGCTGCGATTAAAGACGACGCTATGTTCGTGCAGCCTGATTTAAATTCTCTAAGTTTTCATGGAAAGGCTCCAGATCCCACGCAACTAAAACAAACAATTGCACACGAGGCAGAACATCTGCTGGCGAAACGTCAGTTAGGGACACCACAATACATTAACGTTATGTTTGATAAGTTGTCAGACAATCCCAAGACTCAAAACCTTAGATCGACATTTGTGCGTGATGCGTCCCGTGTTTATCCATACTTAAAAGAAAAATATGGAACGCACTCTGCATATTTTGATCCTAGGATGCTCAAGTTTCAGGATCTACTTGCCCCTAATCTTGCGTTTGAACAACTAGCAGAACTTGCCTCTATTGAAGCAACCACGGGTGTGGACCTGACTAAAGACCCATACCTGCGAAAGAACCTGTTTAAGAACCGAGAGGTGCGTGAGATTTATAGTGCGCTGACTGGTTTGCGGCAGACGAGGCTTGATGCCAAAGATTTGCCTCCTCATACACGCATAAAAGAGAAAGACTCGGGTCGGATGAGTGACTTTATGGAGTCTTTAAAGAACAAAGAGTTTAGTAAGGGGGGTTTTGTAGACAAGCCTCTGCCTGGTGGATCCAAACTTATCTAGGAATTTTAAAAAATGAACGTTGACAAGGCACTTTACGAGGCTCCAGCGGGTTTAGAAGCCATAAATCCGGAGCCAATTGAGATTGAAATCGAGAATCCTGAGTCTGTAAGCATCGGGATGGACGGCTTAGAGATTGAAATTGAGCCTCGTGGCAAAGAAAAAACCGGAATCAAGGACTTTTATGCCAACTTGGCTGAGCATCTAGACGAGGGTGCGCTTGATTCGATCTCATCTGAGTTAATTGAGAACTTCGATGCAGATAAAAGGTCCAGAAAAGACTGGGAGAAGACCTATAAAACGGGTCTAGACCTGCTTGGACTCAAGATTGAGAACAGAACAGAGCCGTGGCCCGGGGCTTGCGGGGTATTTCACCCCATTTTGACTGAAGCCACCGTGCGTTTTCAGTCAGAAGCCATCATGGAGACCTTTCCTCCACGTGGTCCGGTCAAAGCCAAGATCCTTGGTAAGGAGGATGTGAGCGCAGAGAAGGCCGCAGACCGTGTCAAGGACTATATGAACTATGTGTTGACCGAGAAAATGGTCAACTACCGCTCTGAGCACGAGCGCATGCTGTGGTCGCTGCCCCTGACAGGCTCAGCGTTCAAGAAAATTTATTACGACCCAACAATCAAGCGACCTGAGGCCATATTTATCCCGGCTGAGGACTTTGTAGCGCCGTTCACAGCGTCTGATCTTGAGTCTTGCGAGCGCTTCACGCACGTGATGCGTAAGGTGAAGAACGAGATCCGCCGTATGCAGGTGTCGGGCTTCTATCGGGACGTAGAGTTAGAAGATCCGCCTGAAGTGTTGCTTGACGATGTGAAGAAAGCCGAGGCAGACGCACAAGGCATTGACGTGATCAAGGACAACCGCTACACGTTGTTGGAGATGAACGTCAACTTGGACCTAGAGGAGGACCCATACCGTGCAGAAGGCGAGATTGAGATCCCGTACGTCGTTACGGTGGACTACAACAGTGGGCAGGTGCTGTCCATATACCGTAACTGGAGCGAGGACGACGAGACTTACAAGCGTCGGATGCACTACGTTAAGTACGACTACATTCCGGGCTTTGGCTTTTATGGTTATGGACTTATTCACCTCATTGGTGGACATGCTAAATCTGCTACTTCGCTGCTTCGTCAACTTATTGACGCAGGTACTCTTGCAAACCTCCCGGGTGGACTAAAAACACGGGGCATGCGCATCAAGGGCGACGAGACGCCCATCATGCCGGGTGAATTTAGAGATGTGGACGTGCCCAGCGGCAAGATTCAAGAGAACATTGCGTTTTTGCCGTACAAAGAACCGTCGCAAACTCTTCTCTCCTTGTTTGACAAGATCGTTGAGCAGGGCCGTGGCATGGCAGCGGTTGCCGACCTCAAGATTGGTGACGTTGACCAGAACACCCCGGTGGGAACGACGCTTGCTGTGCTTGAGCGCATGCTCAAGATCATGTCTGCTGTGCAGGCCCGCATGCACGCCACGCTCAAGAAAGAGTATGGGCTGCTCAAGCGGATTATCGCTGACACTCCCCCACTTGCTTACGAGTATCCGGTTGACCCTGACCGTATGGTCAAGGCCTCTGACTTTGATAGGGTGGACGTGATCCCCGTCTCGGACCCGAACGCCTCAACATTTTCTCAACGCATGCTGCAGTACCAAGCGGCGCTTCAGTTGTCTAAGGAGAAGCCCGAGTTGTTTGATCAGCCTGAGTTATATCGTGGGATGGTGCGCCTCATCGGCTTTGAGAACGCTGACAAGATCGTGCCTAAGAAAGACGAGATACCGTACCGTGATCCCGTTTCAGAAAATGCCATGCTGCTGCAGGGCAAGCCGGTCAAAGCGTTCCCAGAACAGGACCACGAGGCACACATTCAGGTCCACACTTCAGCCATGCAGGACCCACAGATCCGTGCCTTGGTTGGGCAGTCACCTCAGGCCAACGCCATCATGGCGGCTGCGCAGGCTCACATTGCTGAGCACTTGGGTTATGCGTACCGGTCACAGATTGAGCAGGCGATGGGTATAGAGATCCCTGAACTGGGTGCCAAGATGGACCCCCTCATGGAGAATCAACTGTCTCGTCTTATGGCTGATGCCTCTAAGAAAGTGCTCCAGCAGAGCCAAGCGCAAGCGGCTCAAAAGGAAGCACAGGCTAAAGCACAAGATCCGCTCAACGAAATCCAGCGTCAAGAACTGCAGATCAAGGCCGCAGAAGTCGAGCGCAAGACTAAGAAAGACATGTCTGATGCTGCGCTACGCGCTGCTGAGGTTGCGATACGACAAGAAGAGGTGGAGATCAGCGCCCAACAAGCAGCAGCCAAGATTGAAACTGAAGAATTAAAAGAAGGGTTTAGGGCTGCAGTAAACCTAAGAAAAGGAGGTGGTGGTAGATGAGTACTTCACTAGAAGATTTATTTGTTAGAAAGTTAAAAGAAGAGATGGAGCGTCATGCAGAAGATCTAGCCATGGGTTCAGCCGACGACTACCCAGCGTATCGAGAGAAGGTTGGTTATATCAAGGGCATGTTGTTCGCTTCAGACATTTTTCAAGAAATTGCTAATAGAGCAAGAAAGGACAACTTAGATGATTAGAGGAGTTGGCGTCCCGAACGTCGAAGAAACCAAGAATAAAGTGGCGGAGGCGCTGTCTTCTCATAGACTTCCTGTGCCCAAGGGGTGGAAACTTTTGATTGCTATGCCTGTATTTGAAGAGAAGGCGTCTGCATCAGGAATTATTCTCCCCAACGCAACCAAGAACGCTGAAGAAATTGCGGCAAATATTGGTCTTGTGGTGGCAATGGGCGACGAAGCATATAAAGACGCTAATAAGTTTCCTAGTGGTCCTTGGTGCAAGATTGGTGACTTCGTGATGATGCGTTCTTATTCAGGCACCCGCTTCAGTATTGGTGGGCATGAGTTCCGCATGATTAACGACGACACTGTTGAAGGTGTAGTTGAAGACCCATCAGGGTTTACCCGAGCATAGGAGGAGTTATGGCAACGAACAAAATGCGAACGCTAATTAATGGCGTGGAGCAAGACGAAGAAGGTCTGGGGCCAGATGGACTACCCCCTGAAACCCAGATCTTAAAAAAGACAGAGTCTAACGATGACTTTAAATTTGAGGTGGAGGGTGAGGAAGAAGCCCCCCGTAGAACCCCGAAAGTAGAGGTCGCTGACTCTGACGAGTTAAGCCAATACAAGGCTGATAAAGACGACGAGTACACCCAACTCAAACGTCAGTTGGAGGAAGAACGTGCTATTCGTTTTCAAATCCAACAAGAACAAGAAGAGGCTATGCGGTATGCACAGGCGGCTTCGGAAGAGAACAAACGGCTACAGACCGTGCTCCAACAAGGCTCGTCTCTATATGCCGATACTGTCAAATCTAAATTAGACACTGAACTAGCCTCTGCACAGAAGGCCTACAAAGAGGCATATGAGAGCGGCGACTCTGATGGAATGATTGAAGCGCAATTAAAAATGGCTGAAATT